TGCCAACCGAGCGAAGTAGCTCATAGTGTCTTCTTCGCCTTCTTCCGATACCTGCTCAGCAGTTACCGGTTCTCTTGGTTCCTGTGGAATATGAGGATTAAGAACAGCTGCTGGTTCATTAGGCCGTGCAACCTCATCTAGAGATACTGCTGCGGCAACCGTTTGAGGTGCAGACATTCCAAGAATACTATTCAACTTAGTCTTTAGTTCGTCGTATGTCTTGTAGTTCTTTGGATCAGTCCACTCGGATAGATCGTGCATTTGATTATACAATGATTCTAATTTCTCATCGTTATCTGCTAATGCACTTAGCGATGCAAATTCAGATTTATCATAGTTACGATACCCTTCAACCTGACGAATCTTCAGTTTAAAGTTAGCACCTTCCCACATGTCGAACGGATTTACCGGTTCTTCATCTTGGAATTGTGGCTGCATCATATCCATAATCTTATCGAATATTTTCTTACCATACTGATACATGAAGATCTTGCCTTCGTTGGCAGGATTACCTGGATCAGATACAACAAGAATGTTTGAGACATAATGAAGACGACGCTTCTGCGTACGTGCTTTATCTTTGTCTGCTTCGATACCTGAGTTCCATAACAGTGAGTTCATCTCACCGACTGGATCGTTTAATCCAATAGATGTTAATGACTTCTCAATATACCATTGGCCTTGTGGACCTTTGAAACCATGGTCCCAATATCTGGCCCATGGTACATCTTGTCCTTCACCTGCTGGTAAGAAACGAATGACTGCATAACCATTACCAGCTTTATCAACTGTTGGTTTCCACATTCTTTCGTCTGTATAGGATTTCTTTTCTGTATTACCACCACCGACTGCTTCGGCAGCTTGTAATAAATTTGATATTTGATCGCGATTGCGTTTTAAGTTTGCAAAACTCATATGTTACTCCGTGTTTGCTGAAATATGTTTACTGAAATATTGTACACTGGATAATTCATAATGTACATAGTATTTATTCAAAAAAGCTATCATCCAGTGAATTTGTTTTAGGCAATAAATTAAGAGACATTGCCTCAGCCTCAAGTTTGCCCTTTATAATAGGGCTCACAAACTTTCGAACGTCTTCTGGTTCGATGTTGTTCTTTTCGCAGATGTCGAGGATAGCATCCATATAGGATAGCTTTTTCTGTACAACAGCCTCCTCGATCATCTTGCTAAATTTAGATTTAGATAAAAAATCTTCGGTCATAGGTCTCCCATCGTTAGGTCATCCCAAACTGTTCCGATGTCTGAGTAAAATACTCCATGAGTACGTTTAGCATTACCGTTAGCGTCATAAGCTGGAACTACGCTACGCCACTTTATTTTATTCTGTTGATACTCACCATAGTAGTCATCAATGTAATCACCATCACGTAAGTATCTTTCAAGGTTTCTAATATAAGCTTGATGACTAGCAACACGTGCTTCTGAACCTTTTGCTTTTTGACGAAGATCTTTACGAGCAGAAGATAATTCTTCACGCTGAGTCTTAATCCAGCCTTGTACTTTTCTAAAGTAGAAAGGATCGTCTTCACCTCTTGTCAATACACTTTCATGTATGTATTTGTATTGAGGTGGATTAGCTGCTTGTCGCTGTGCTCTAGCCTTTGCTAGTCTTTCACCTGCCGCTGCACGCTGTTCAGGCGTCATAGGCTTTCTCTTTTTACGAATCTTAACCATAGTATTTCTCCTTCATAATATTATTCTATCATGTTTAAACGGATTTGTACACAGTTAAATTTATTTTTTTAGAGAGTGTGATATTAATGTCACTGTTCGTTTACACGAACTACTACTTCTTCACCATCCTCAATCTTTGTCATGAGAAAACCTTTCTCAATTAAGATAGTGATCGTAGTATCAATAACTTCAGTAGTCTGTCGTTCAGAGTGAGACTTACCTATCATGTACGCAATGCCAGAAGCAATGAGTAATAGAACCCACATTAATATTTGATAGTCAATGCCTGTCATTAATCACACACAAAACTGACTACATTCGCAGTTCTGAATGACCGCCAACCTTCTGCCTTTGTATCCCATACAGCAAGTACTTCTTCATTTAAATCACGTACTTTCTTTTGTGTAATTGGATCTTTAGTTGCCGAGGGAATTATATCCTCTCGAAGAGTACAAACCATATTACGTTCTTCACCGTTTAGTTTTGTAAATATCACTCGACACCGTGATGTTTGCAACATCTCTTTCATTTCGTTTCTCGTAAGCATCTTTCACCTCCAATGTGTATGTGCCTTCTGGTAACGTCCAAGCCTTCATTAGCTTGTAGTACATTGTAGCTGTCAAAGTTATTACATCAAAGAACTGTCTTTTTTCATTCCATTGACGTATATAAACTAAGTCATCATAAATTAGAACAGAAACATCTTCACCGCCCATTTCACTTAGAATGGTGATTACAGTTTCGTCCATATCGTTTTCTATTGTAAACATTATTCCTCGCCTGGTTCATAATCGATAAACATCTTTAATGTTTTACCATCATCTTGCAAATCAAACTGTACAGTATTTACATCATATCTTATAAGCTGTCTACCATTATTATCTATAACTTCGACTCTGTTAATCTTTTCCCAATCCATATTCAAATCCAATTACAATACCAGGTTCTATATTACCATTTACATCTTCAGCAGCTGGACCGATAAAAAAGTTTTTATATGTTGCTCTCATAAAAGGAACAACATCGTTAAGTTCATCATATCCAGTTGAGATTCCTATCTCAGCACCAAAGTCTTTATATTCATATCTATAGCCTGCATATAGACTCATTCTGTCCATACTATTGTAGTATGCACCAGCAATTTTTCCATCATCTTCCCACCTCACGTGTGGGTGTATCTGATTGTAATCACCTTCTAATCCTAGATGCATCGATAAACCAAGTGCTAATGCAATGTTACTCATCGTCGCATCTTTGCCATAGCTATGGCATCCTTCTTACGTGTAACAGGTACACTATTAGATTTGTGCATAGTACCGATACCAATGATATAGTCACCGGTGTATTGATTAGCATTGCCTCTAGGACATGTGCCAGGTATGGCATCAGATGTTGTTACTTCAGAATTTCCTGCTTCTCTATAAACAGGTATTTCTGATCGATGATCTGATGCCTTACCCTTTACGCCCATCTTCTTAAGAAAGGCTTCGTGATGTGCCATGGCTTCTTTCCATCCAGGTTTACGTTTAACCTTACGACGGTTACCATGAACTTGTACACCACGTATCATATGCATACTCATATTAATCCCAATCGTTATCGTATCGAGTAGTTTCATACATAGTTTCGCCATAATACTCTTTGGCATAACGAGACGCGTCTGTCCACTGATAGATGTTAGTCTCTTTAGGCAAAGGCATATTTGTCAGATTCTTAGACTTTTTGATCTGAGGCTTAAGAGCACGTGTCTTGCGTTTGATATTTGCCATTTTAGTGCGACGATCCGCAATCTTTTTGATAAGTGCTAAACGTTCGGCTTTGTTAATTGATATAGTCATGTGACCTCCATAATATATAAATTGATCCTACACTATTTGTAGGTGTTTGTACATGTGACAAGTTGTCACAGTCTAAATGCATCTCTTAACTGATCATCAAGATATTCAATGTCATCTTGATTTGCTTGAAACCTAATACCGATACCACCAGCATCTTGCCACGCAATGATGTTAGAAGGCTTATCATCAATTAAGATGTTAGGTTTACCAGACAAACGACTGATTGCATACTTATGCTTATTAGAAGTAAAGATAAGCTTCTCAAGATCGTCAGGCATATAATTATTAATTGTAAGCCACTTACGTTTCCAATAAGCAGAGTTGTAATCATCATCTCGTAGAGGCGAAGAACAAATTCCCCAATCTCCGTCTGAATGCTCTTTTGCAAGCTGAACAATATCATCTGATTCTGCGAACGTAGGAATCTCGTAAAAGAAATCTGTGTTACGAATCTCATTCAAGCATCGCTCAATATTCTTGATATTCTTCCAATGATCAGAACCGAAGTCAGTTTCGAGTTTTCCAAAGAAGTCAGCGATGACTCCATCCATATCCAAATATACTGTCATTAAGCAGCCTCCTCTTCCATCACTTTTGCAATGATCATGTTTGAGTGGTAATGAATACCAAACTGCTCACAAGCGGCAGCATGAATGATCTCACGAAACTTAGGAGCTATTTTGTCTTCACAATATTCCCAGTTGATTCGTGCATCAAATGCCATTTGACTACGAATCGTAGGAACA